TAGTTTGTGCAAGTTCCTCACTCCAGTCACCAGTAAAACGTCCAGCATAGCGCATTGCGTCATATGCTGGGTCTATTTTGAAGGGATCAAAATGATAACTTGTTCTAGGTACTAATTTATCCCAACTACTTTCCATTAGTCTACCAAACCTTCTTTATAAACACTAGCTAATCCTAAAGCTTCACTATTAAACTTAACTAGATTCTGTAGAGTATTAGCAGTTACAAAAGTTAACAGTTTATCACGTTGTGCATCCCCTGCTTCTCCAATATACCAGTCATAATCTCCGTTTTTTCTAATCAATGCTGCGATTGCATCAGGATCTTTACTCATAGCTGTTAGCGCAGCTGCAAGTTTATCTCTATTAGGATTGTCTTTATTTACCCAAAGAGCTTTTTGTAGTCCATCACGGAATGATTTAACTAGTTTATAAGCATCATAAAACTCTCCACTCGGTTCTACACCCCAACGTTCTTTAAAAATTTGTTCTACTTGATAACCTGAAGGATAGTTTGTATCATCTGCATGTGACCCATCAGGCTGTAACAATCCATGATGGAACCATAGTTCAGCATTAGCATCAGGTTCTACATGTTTTTTATATGTTGCAGGATTCTCGCGAGTACCTGTTAGTTCTCCACGTTTAAAAGCAAGTCTGCGTTCTGCAGTTTTCATACCTTTAACCCATGTTACATTTTCTTTAAAACATGTAATATACTCTTCTATAGACTTATTAGGTCCGCAAATCATTAGAGCAATAGCAAATGCTTCTGGAACCATACCAGATCCGGCAGGAAAGAAAGGTTTATCCATATTCTCACCTTTACGTTTACCTGCAATGATATTTAAATTCATCATGCCTACACTGTCGTACTCACGATAATCATAATCTACATTTTCTTGTAAAAATGATACACCGTTTCCGCCGTGAGAGACCATGACGGTCTTATCATCATCACGCATTTCGTTATGCCATTTATTAAATCCAGGAATATCTCTAGCTCCTGGTAACATTTTTATAGTAATAGATTCTCCTAGAAAAGGTTCCAGTTCTTTTGCGATAATTTCTGCCCACACGGTGGTGCCTTGACCCGCTCGTTGGGGTACAACAAAAGTATAGTCTGCTAACGCAGATGTAGCGAGTATAGCAGTAGCTGCTACAGATAATAGTAAGCGTTTCATTAATATTCCTTCATTACGCATATTCTAGTTTATTACGTTTGGATAATCCCCAAACTAAGACAATCATTATAGTACCAATCAGTGTCCAAAATACAGGTCTTGTTAGTAACCTATCGAATGTATATAGACCATACATCTGTATACTTAGTGATTCAATTCTTTCTGCAAGTATAAAACCAAATAATAGTGCAGGTCTTGAGAACTTGAATTTTTTAGCTGATATACCTATCACAGAGCAAACTATAAGTATAGTATAGTCTTCCCATCCTCCTGTGTACTGAACACAAGCAAGTACTATAAAAGCTAACAGTAGCGGAAAATAGTATTTATAAGGTACATTAGCAATTTTAGCTATATACTTAGTCAAAAGTATACATAGTATAGCCACAAGTATAGTAGCCATCATGAATCCAAACAGCATACTATCAAAAAACTTGGTATCCATTGCTAAGTCAACAGTACCTAGTTCAAAATCTAAATAAGCAAACAATCCAATAATAATTGCTGCAAAAGGAGCACCAGGAATTCCAAATAGCACTGTAGGAATCATTGAGGTAGCTTTCTGTGCATTGTTAGCACCTTCTGGACCTATAACCCCTCTTATATTGCCTTTACCAAATGGGACATCTGGATTTTTAGTAGTAGCTACAGCTTGTCCATAAGCCATCCAGTCTGCCATTGCACCACCTAGGCCAGGAAGTACTCCTATAAAAGCACCTATACAGCCGCCTCGTAATGCTAACCATCTGTTATCCCATACAGCTTTTATACCATCTAGTGTTTGTTTACCGTTTGATATAGTAGAATCAGCAGTATTTCTTCTTCTAGCTAGTCCGTCAATAAGTTCAGGAATAGCAAACAAACCCGCTATCATTGGGAGTAGTTGTACTCCAGCTCCTAGATACTCCCATCCACCAGTCCATCTATCAGCATTTGTATTAGGATCTACTCCTATCATACCAATAAAGATTCCTGCAGCAAGTGCAATTAATCCTCTGACCCACCATTTATTACTTATAAAGGTTACTGTAGCTAGTGCTAACATAGTAAAAGCCCATAACTCAGGAACTCCAAATATTAATATTAAATTAGTATACCAAGGCAGTAGAAAAAAAGTAAGTGATCCCCATAATAATCCGTTTATAGTAGATGTAGTAACAGCAGCACTAATAGCATATGTAGCTTTACCTTGTAAAGCAAGAGGAAAACCATCAAGCATAGTAGCTGCTGCTGAGTTGGCACCAGGAATACCTAATAGTACTCCTGTATATGTATCACCTGTAGTACTAGCGGCAACTACTGCCATAACAAAAATAACAGCTAGATAAGGGTCTGGAAATAGTGTTATAAAACTAAATAAAAATATAAGACCAGTAGTAGCTCCAGCACCAGGAATTATGCCTATTAGTAGTCCATAAAAAGTTCCTGATAATAGTGCTAGAATTTCTGGCATCTATTCATATTCCCATTTAAATCTTCCACGAGTACTTTCTCTCATGTTGTTAACTTTTTTATTATACACTTCCCCATAGTGATGAGCAAGAGATTTTGTCCATTTATTGTACCAAGGTAGTATAGAACCATCAAAGTTAGGACAGTTAGGATTTACTTTCATACATAGCACACCATCTGGAGTAAGCAGTTTCATAGTTTTTTTAATCTGTATATCTATTAAATCTAAACTATGAAAGTGAAAAACCCCATAAGCAATTATGAGGTCATACTTTTCTTGTGTCCTAAAGTTTAGAAAATCCATATGTTCATCAGCTGTATCAATGTAAACATCAATTCCTGTAAATTTACCTGTAGCAAATTTTTTATAAGGATTATGCCCACAACCAATATCTAATACATTTTTAGCTGCTAAGACTCTGTTAACTACAGTTTCGTCAACTTCTTGAGTCTGCCACTGATTAGCAAACCATCGCATACTAGTTGTCATTTGAAAAATTCTTCCGAGTTGTGAGCTTTATCATCTACCCAGATATCGTAATGTTCTTTCTCACCAACTGATAGCTCATGATACTTACAACCCCAACTATCTAATTGATTTTTAGTCATTTCGTAATAATCAACACCACTAACTGCTCCTCTAGCAGTCATATATTTAATAGTATGTCCCTCATCATATAGTCTATTTATTCTAAAAATACGACCCATAATAGGTACATGATTTTCATAGTCCCATTTACCATTGGGTAATTGATGTGCATGACAGATAGTGCCGTCAATATCTACGATATATTTCATGATTAGTCCTTATAAATTATTATCATGTATATGTAACTGAAGAAGTGTATAGTGTAACACCTTCATTAGATCTTTACGAGCATCTTCTCTCGTACCTTTATTTAAATATCTACTTGCATACTTATCTACATTTCCCATACAGAATCCAGTACCATGACCTTTATCTATAATATTCTCCATAGATTGAATTTTATTGGTATTATAGTGTGCTGCATAAGTACTATCAATATAGTCTGTAAATTCTTCTATTAGTTTATCTTCACTAAACTTATATATGTTAGTTTGCTCAGGAATAACTTGTTCTTCTACTACATTAAATCCTAATGCTTCAATCTCTTCTTTTGTGTATTGGTTATGACCATGTCGGATAGCAGAGTCCCAACCAATTGACTGTCGTTCGGGCACTATATCATTTGGTGATATTGGTCTCATATCTCTTCCTATTTCCCATCTATCTGTTGTTCCTTGGTATCTGCCATATACGACACCATCTACTCGTTCATATACTAATCCAACACCTGGTTTAAGTGTTCCCATTAGCCAATCTTCTTTTTAATAGACTCAAGTAACTTACTTAAATTTTCTTTTTTATTTAAATTAGTTCCTGCTACTTCTACACCTAAAATCTCTTCTAGCTCTCGTAACATAACTTTTACAGTTAGTGATTTATCTTCTTCATCTAATTCAGGTTTTTCGTATATTTTAAGTTGTACTAATTTACTTATAACACTTCTATAACCTTTTTCAAAAATAGATGCTAACTCATGCACATCTTTAATTTCTTCTTCAAGATAAAGCCTAGTTAATTCAGCTTCTTGTTCATCATTCCAAGCTTTAATACTCATATTCATTCTCCAATTCTTCAAATTCCAATTCTAATTGATTATTCCATACATACCTTTGTGCTACTGCTTCTGCAGCATCATTTAGTAAAGGTATTAAAGAGCTAACTTCATCTGCTGGAATAGAAAATCCTGTCTTAGTAGGAAACCATTGTCCTGTATCTCCATCCATTGTATAATCTCTTATATGTAGATATAGTTTATCTCTAAATTCGTTAATAGTTACTTTTACCGCATTACCATTTGGTTTGTGGAATGCTGTGCCAAAGTCTATATTCATATTGTTACTACTTTTTCGGTACTTATAAAATCTCTTGCCCATTTTGTAACTGGGTATAACTTAAATATCTGTACCAATGCATATCTAGTTTCTGTCGTAGAATTATTTGCCATTCCGTGTGCTATTAAATCGGGATCAAAAAATATAGTCTCACCTTGTTTTAGTTCTTGAACTCTATTTACATTATTTGTATCTTTAAATTTATATACAAAATCATTACTTGCTGTTATTGCTGTAATACTTCTTACCATATAGTCATTTTTATCTTTTACTGCTGTATTATTGCCATCAGTATGTAAAGGTATTTCTTGACCAGGAAGTTGTCTATGTATTCTTACTCTGGTAGTTTGTAATTGAAAATGATCTACTAATTTTTTAACTTCGGGTATTTTATCATATAATGCAGTATATTTAAAATCATCGGGATTCTCTAAAGGATTAGATCTATAAAAATCAAATACACTACCTGATTCGCTTTTTACTGATATAGCATCTACATGTCCTGCAAGATCTTGATCAGTATGCTCTACAAATTTTAACTGCCTGACCCAGCTACTATCAAATTCTAATCTTGTTTTAGCTTTTAATAACATAATCTTTTATTTGACCCCCTTCTATAGGTCTATCTAAGAAATCTTTACCAAGTATCCACATATCAGGATTATTTGTTTTAATTTCTTTTATCCAAGTAGTATAACTTTCTGTAACACCTTTTAATCCATGAAGATAATGAGCATTTACTGTATGAAAGGCATTACTCCACCATATAACACTACCAGGTTCTTTTACAATTTTATTAGTTATAGGTGTACAATCTTTTGAAATATCAACATGAGTCCAAGTATGCTTTAATTTTTTATACCTTTTCCAGTGTTCTTTAATAGTATCTTCACCTCCCCACCAAGATATTTCTCTTTGCCATAGGAAATCATCTGTTTCATGTTCTGTGAGAGTTCCGTGTGTTTCATTAAATGAGTATTTTTTTCTAGCCCAGTTTATAAATGAAGGATAATCTTCCCCATTCCATTGAGTTAACATCATTTTTTTATACGCTAATGCAGGCTTACTATAGTCATAAAAATTAATCTTTGCATCATCTTCAAAATTAAAAGTATTTAGTATAATATTCGGTTTAAAACTAGCTGCTAATGTGTATAGATGCCTAACTGGTTCTTGTATTTTACAATATTTTAAATCTAAATATGTTTCAGTATTCCATAAAAATACACATTGTGGTGCATAGTTTACTATATTATTTACCCATGATAGTTGAGTCTGTAGATCTTGTATACTACTAGTAGGATACACAAACTCTTTTGCATCTCTAACTTTAGGATGAAAGTTATACACAGTTAATCCATTTTCTAAACTTGTGTTTATAAAATTCCAACCATCTACTAATGGCGTACATACTTTAGTTTCTTCTGTAGGCATTAAAGCCAAGGGAGTATAATCATCGTGTATATCTTTAACATGCCTATTAGCTGCTGCTAAATGTTCTGGTTTATCTATTTTATGTTTTGCTTCACCCCATACAGGTTTATCAAACTTTTCATAATATTTTAAATTAACTAATATACATTGTTTATGTAGTCCATAATACCCATCACCTTCTGCCCAGTTACTATTAGGAGTTTCTTTATCCATAATATGACCGGTAACAAAGAAGTTTTTCTTATCCATCCATTTTTCTATAATTTTAAAAAAAGAACCATCTCGTACTATATGACCTACTGCTTGAACTATACAGTAATCTACATCATGTTCTAAGGCTTTATCTAATACTTCATTTACAGAGTTTCCATAGATTATAGGACCAAAGTACTTAAATCTTGTAAAAAATTCTGTAATCTCTTTACGTTTCTGTTGTATAGTCATATTTCTTGATGCAAACTTAGGATCATCAAATATAGCAACTACATAGTTTTTATTTAGGCCCATTTTTCGCATAACTATGCTCTACCAACTCTTTAAATTCTTTTGTTATTTTACCATGTACTATTATATGGTATCTATCTTCATTACTATTATTGTATACAGCATGTGTGTTACCTACATCTAATAATAATGCTTTTCCTGGAACAAAGGGTAAAAATCCTTTATGATCTTTCATTTTAAATTTACAACCTTCAGGATTATTTAATGCAATATTTATAGGAGCTAACCTATGTTCATCTGAATCTGTATGCGGAGTAATAAAACCTTGTGGTTCTAAAAGCATAAAACGTACTCTAAAATAAGTATCAAATGGAAAATAATATTTAAAAAATTCATGAGTTATAGGACATCTTGCACAAATCTCTGTCCAATCATAGGGAGTTTCTTCATGACTATTATAACCATATTGTGTAAAATGATTAGTTTTAAAAGGGTCAATACCATGAATGCATAAACTTCTCCATCCTTTATGCCTATAACCTCCGTATCCACCGTCTTCGTCTCTATGTTTTACAAAAGTATCTTTTAAAGCAATAGCTTCTTTTAACATATCTTCATGAGGCATATCTATGTCAAGATCTAACCATGGTAATCCGCTTTCAGTTGCTATTTCTTTATATTTCATTGTATTCCTGCTTCTAACAACATAGATTCATCAAATGCAAAACTGGTTCCACAACCACAACTGGCTTTAGCTCCTGGATTTTCTACTTTTAATTGTTTACTCAATCCTGATGTATCTAAATCTATAATACTTCCGTATAGATACTTTAAACTAACAGAGTCAATAACTGATGGTGGATTCTCTGAAAATTGTATATCATCTTTTTTAGGGTGTGTCTCTACATCAAAAGCGTAATTAAAACCAGAACAACCTCCGCCGTCTACTGCA